CAGATGCTCTCCGGCCGTATGCCAACGGTCGGCAGTATCTTTCGACGAAGCAGATTCCTTCAAGTCTGCTTCTCCGAAGGGCAGGCTCTTCCTCGATTTGGAAGAACCGGTCCCAGCTTCTTCGGAGTGGTTTCAGCCTCTCCGAGGGAGCTCTCGCTGATGACGGTACAGTCCTGTACCGGAACATCGCGATTCCGAGTATAAAGGCCGGACGGCCCCAGTACTCGGAAAGTCTCTCTAACCTCCTGAAGGAGGCTACAGAGATTTCAGATCTCCAAAACCAACCTGGTTTTGAAGACCTGCTTTCTGATGCGGAGTCTGGCGAGTCCGAATCAGAAGTTTCTCCGGGCCTGCTTGAGGGCGGCCCGGGGAAGTTGGTCCTCATGAGAACGAAACTCATGAAGATCAAGTACGCTGACCCGTGGAAGATCCACGCGGCCAACGTATTTAATGAGGCCGCATCCAAACCGGATGCAGACCTCATTGTGTGGTCTGGCGACGGAATCCGCCTGCAAGACCCACTCCCGCCCAGGCTTCTAGGGAAGTCCTGGTCGGGAAATGCTAAGAACCGAATTAGGTTCTCAGCATTAGCAGACCCCGATGTAAAACTACACGTGGTCTACTCACACACTCATTGGGGAAGAGCCCTCAAAGAGATGTGTAATGACCCAGACCACCCAGAAAGGTGGACTTGGGCCAGGACCTTAAGGTACCGAATCAATCGGTACCTTAAGGGACATCACGATCCGTGCGCCAGCCGGGCACAGATCGAGATGATCTTCAAGGACCCCTCGGAGAGGAAGTCCTTGAAGGCGCGGTCCGAGCGTCTCATTGAGATGCTCAAGACTGTGGACGGGATATTTCTCCAGAGGTATCTGGCATATCCCGAAGAGGTGTGGACGTGGCAACGCTACGATCTCTACACCTTAGGAAACATCTCCAACTTGATTGGAGATGAGTTCCTTGATGGCGAGCTCTGCGAAGCAGCGCTCGACATCACTTCTGCATATTCTCAGTTCAAGAATGTGCGGAAGATGTTCAAGGAACATTCCCACACAGGGAAGCCCTTGGACACACCGGAAGGCATCGGTTCGATGCCGGCCTGGTGTAGACAATTCGCAAACGTCTACAAACGTTTCGAATTGTCGAGAGGACACAGGAAGGTTCTCCTTTCTGGTATCCTCTCTCAGACGAGGGGGGCGGGAACTCCGCCACCCCTCGTCTTACTGCAGTCGAAGTCTAAATTTGTCCGGACTATCGAAGCTGCAGGGCCGCCATTGACCCCGACGCAGCGGGGCCTGATGACGGCAGCCCTTGAGGAGGTCCTGACAGACCTACCCCAAGAGGCGTTCACGGGGCTCGCCACAAAGGCACGAGTTACCGTGACAACCTCCTCTTCTTGGGAGAAGACCCGAAGAGAGGGAGGTACGGTCGAGGCGGTCAGGGAACTGATCGCATCGGACGATCCCTGCCACCAAGTCCCAATTCGGGACTTGGAGACGGGTAGGGTCGAAAGCTGGAGATCCCTCCAGGATTTCGACTCTGTCGGAGAGTACATATTTTGGTCCTGTCTGGACCATACCCTCCGAACACCGCCAGAGGAGCTAAAATTGGCTTTTCTGACGATGATAAAGGAGCCTGGTAAAGCACGTACGGTTACCAAGGCCCGCGCTTGTCTCAAGGTCGTGCTTGACCTTGTGAACAAGCTCTGTTCGGAACCCCTTAAGAAGGGAATTCCGAGCAGTACATCCGGGATGGGAAAATCCAATCACGGATGGAACCTCTTCAACCGCCTACACGAGGCGGATCAAGAGGATACTGTCTTCTCCCTCCTTTCGAGGGAGGAGACAGCATACGAAGGTTACGTCGAACGGACGGACACCTTCCGTGACCTCTTCATGGTCTCAACGGACTATGAAGAGGCAACAGATCGGATGCAACATGAAGTTGCATCCCTTCTGGGAGGGGCTTGGATGCGCAAATGCGGAATACCAAGCCTCCTACGAGCCATTGTACACAAAACGTGTTTCAGTGGCCGTATGGTCCTCTTCCAGGCAACTGGTGCTCTGGAGGGACTAGGCAGGCACACCTCCTATCCGGGAGTAAATTGTGTCTACCTTCGTCAAGGGGTCCTAATGGGTGACCCATTGACGAAACCTATTCTCCACCTGGTAAACGTGGTGAGTAGGCACCTAGGGAGCCGGATCTTTGACCCGGACTTCTTAGGTAAGTTTCCTAACGGCCGTCAGGCCTACGGGAAACTTCTGGAGTCCATCGGGAGACACCCCGATGGGCTACAGCCCACCCCACCGGATACGGATGTGTCCGGGAAGGGAGTGAGTGCATAGTGGTGGTTCGACGACCATACACCCTGCAACGGTTGCCCCTATGGTGGGGAGCAATTAC